AGGGAGGGCCGCCACGGGAACCGGCGGCAGGCTGTTGCCCTTCGCGATTTCGCGGCGGATCTGGGAGTACTTGCTCTCCAGCAGCTTCATGCCGTCGTCGCGGCTGAGCTGCTGCAGGTTGCTGAAGCCGGCGCGGGCGGCAGCGTGGTACACCGCGGCGTGACTCCAGGTGGCGGTTGCGGCGGCAGCGGGGTGTGTCTTCGCCAGCGCTTCGCGGTAGGCCTCCTCCAGGCTCGGCAGGCCCAGCTGATCGGCACCGAAGCACCAGTCCACGAACAGCGCCGGGGCCGGCACGAACTCGCGCTTGCTCTGGCGCAGGGCGCGCACACCGTTGTCGACCAGCTCCTGGCTGTTCACGCCGGCCCGGGCGAACTCGGCCAGCCACTCCTCCTTGGCCTTGCCCATCACCGCCGGGGTGGACCAGGCGGAGCGCCAGCCGGAGCAGATGCCGCGGATGCGGTCGAACAGGTCGTCCATCACCTGGCGGGCGAAGTCATCGACGGGCACCACGTTCGGGGTGGCCTGGACCGGGGTGGCGCGGAGGTTCGCCGCGATCAGGTCAGCGCGCTTGGCCTGGCTCATACCCGCACCCCGTTCGCGCCCCAGGCAGCGCCATCGCTCTCGCCTGCGTCCTCGACGCGCTCCCGCTTGATCCACTTCGCCAGCTCGTTCGCCCACTTGGCCTGGGTGAACACGGCATCTGGCAGAGCCAGCCAATGGGCCTTGAACTTGTTCACGACGGGCAGCGTGATCGCCGACACCGGGATGCCCATCAGGCGAGTCTGCGCTGCCAGGTCGTCAGGATCCGGTTCCCAGTCCTCGGTCATGGCGAAGCGCTGGCGAACATCGACCGGATCGCTCGCGTGTTGCAGCTGCTCTTCGGTTCCTTGATGGTTCAATGACGGATTGGGTGCAGCCGCTGCACCCCGTTCCGTCGTAATTTGCACCCCGTTCTGCTGTAGATTGCACCCCGTGGCATCTTCACGGGGTGCAGTGGTTTCACCCCGTTCATTTTGACGGGGTGCAGCAGGTTCACCCCGTTCCATGACGATGTCGTAGCAGGTCGGAACACGGTCCCGGCGGGTGATGTACGCCGCGGCGATCGCCCGGTTGCCCTCGACAATCACACCCAGGTCTTCCAGCAGGCGCAGCTTGGCCTGCACGGTGCGCTCGGACAGGCCGGTGTCATCCGCAAGGCTGGCCACCGAGGGGAAGGCGCCCCGGCCGTGCTTGTCGGCGTAGTTGGCCAGGCACAGCAGCACATGGCGGGCAGAGGAGTCGGTGACTACGCGCTGCTCCAGAGCCCAGGTCATAGCTTGAACACTCACGCCTGGCCCTCCATCTGGTGCTCAGCCCACAGGCCAGCCACCCACTGCACGCCCTTCGGGGTGAAGCGAGCCTGGGTGTAGGCATGGCTGTTGCGTTCGCTGGTGCCCGTCCGTGTCTCGAACCGGCCGGCGGCGATGTGGTTGCTGTGCGCAGTGAGGGTGCCGTTCAGGTAGTACATCACCTTCCGCTTGATCAGCATGTCGCGCAGCTGGTGCTCGTTCGCCTTCAGCAGCTTGGCCACCTGGCGGAAGCCCATGGAGCCCTGGGCGTCGACGTAGCGGTCGACGAAATCCACCTTCGGGGCGGCGATCAGCAGGGCCTGCTCGGCTGCCTGGCGCTGCTCGAACTGCTCGGCCCAGGCGCGCGCCGCATCGGCAGGGTTCGCGAAATTCGGGAGGGCCGGCGACAGCGCCTGCTGAGCCTCCAACTCTTGCCAGCGATCCACCAAGCGCGCGGTGAACTCCGGGCACAGCTGGGCGACGACGATGAAGCTGTCGCGCTTGTTGACCAGGTACACCTCGACAGGGCGCGCGCCGGCGCCGTCATGGGAGGTTTCCTCCGACGGAGTAAACCTGATGATGCCCTTCTCGCTCAGGCGCTCGATGGTGCGCTTCACGTTGTCGTGCCGAGACTCGACCAGGTCGGAGATCTCGCGGGACGACATTGTCCGCGCCACGTTTTGCGATGCGGAAAAACGTGGCGCGTGATTGCTTGCTTCGCTCTGGATATGCATACTCACTCCCGATCTCTCAGAACCCCGGCACCGAGTCCCCACTCCTGGCCGGGGTTTTGTTTTTTCAGCGCACCAGCACCAGCGGCGAGCCGCCGGCGTGGATCGCCAGTTCGTTCTCCATGCGCCGGCGCATCTCGAAGCTCTTCGACTCCACCAGCAGCAGCCGGTCGATCGCCGCGGGAAGGTCCGGCAGGTCGTTCGCGTCGATGCGGCCGTCAGCCAGCACCACGCTGCAGCGCTCCACCGCTTCGCCGATGCCGGCGACCAGCTGGCCGAAGGCGCTCACCGGGCAGCCCACCACGCCGGCAGCCCGGGCCCCGATCAGCCCGTAGCGGTCGGCGAGTTCGTTGATGCAGCGCTCCCGCCACTCCGGCTCCAGCGCCGCCACCCAGGCCTCT